CAAAAGGAAGAAGAGCTTTAGCAATATCAGATAGATCTGGTGCAGCGTTTCCATATGATGAAATGGTTAAAGAGTGGACCGGTGCTTTGGTACACATTTCTGAGTTTGAGCCTAAACAACCTCAACTACAACCACACCCTGTAGGCGCAGATCCTCAAGCTTTAAAAAATGCAAGACCTGCAAGAACTGAATTTCCTGTACAAGATATTTTACCTAACAATCCTTTTACAACCACTGCTGCATCTGGAACTTTAAGTGTATCTTATCCATTTAATCAAATAAATTATGGAACTTCTTATGTTAGATTTCAAGCTGTTAAAAAACCTGTAGGTGGTGTTGCTGTTTCTACTTTACAATTAGAAACTACATTAAACGGAAACATAAGTGATTCTGTTACAACAATTACCTTAACAGACGCAACCGAGTTTCCAACTTCTGGTTTTATTATGATAGAAAAAGTTGACACAACTCCTGACACAGACAACTATGGAAAATTTTTAAATGAAGTAATTCAATACACAGGCAAAGCTGGTAATAATTTAACAGGCTGTACACGTGGAACAGCAGCACCTTTTAAAGGCGAAACTTTACAAAATACAACAGCTACTACACACAGTAGTGGAGCAAAAGTTTTTGGATCTTATTTAGCAACTGCTGTTGGGACAACAGTTCAAACAGGTGCTCAACCTCCAACTGAAACACAATATAATTCTATAACCGTGCCCCTTGTTTCAAATGCGACTAGCACAGAAACAGGAGGTGGTTTTCAGTGTACAATTGGACCAATTAATGATAAAGCTTAATTATGGCTGGATATAATTTATCAAACTTACAGACAGATATTAAAAATTACACTGAAGTAGATGCTAACGTGTTTACTGCTGCTATATTAAATAGATTTATTGAAAACGCAGAATATAGAATTGCTTATGATCTTCCTATGGATTCTGATAGATTTGTTGATCAGGGAACAATGGCAGCAGATGTAAACAATATAAGAGTTCCAGCAGGAACATTGTTTGTAAGAGGTGTAGAAGTATTCAACGTTACTAACTCAACTGAACAAGGGACTTGGTTAGAAAAAAGAGATCAAACTTTTTTAAGTGAATATGTGGGAAGATTAACTGGACCCGAAGGATCTACTGCATCCGGAGCTGATGTTACTGGTAAACCAAAATATTATGCTATGTTTGGAGGAGCAACTGGCACAACTGATACTACATCAGGATCTATTTATTTAGCTCCTACGCCAGATGTTAATTACATATTTAGAATATATTATAATAAAATACCACCTAGTTTAGAGACTGAGACTTCTGGTACTTATATTAGCCAATATTTCCCTCAAGGCCTTTTATATGCATGTTTAGTAGAAGCATATTCTTTTTTAAAAGGTCCAACTGATATGTTGACATTATATGAAGGAAAGTATAAACAAGAACTACAAAAGTTTGCAGCAATGCAAGTTGGTAGACGAAGAAGAGATGATTATACAGATGGAACAATCCGTATACCAATCGAATCACCGTCACCTTAAAAGGAGTAAAATATTATGGCAATAACATCGGCAATTTGTAACAGTTTTAAAGTTGAAATTTTAAAAGGTGAACATAACTTTACAGCAACATCTGGAAACACTTTTAACTTAGCTTTGTACACTAGTTCTGCAACTTTAAATAAATCTACAACAGCTTATACAACATCGAACGAAATTACTAACACATCAGGCTCAGCTTACACTGCAAAAGGAAAAGCACTTACAAGTGTAACTCCTGTTTTATCTACAGACACTGCAGTTTGTGATTTTGCAGATGTTTCTTGGACTTCAGCTTCGTTTACAGCTAACGGATGTTTAATTTTTAATGATTCACATTCTTCAGATGCAGCTGTTTGCGCTATTGCATTTGGTTCAGACAAAACTGTAACAAGTGGAACTTTTACAATTCAATTTCCAACAGCTGACGCATCCGACGCAATCATTCGTATAGCGTAAAGAGGTAACGACGTATGTCCGTTACCAGAACATTCACAGTAACGGTGGTAAGCACCGGCTCTGGCAATAAATATTTTATTGATGGAGTACAAACACCTACTTTAGAATTAGTCGAAGGCGCAACTTTTAGATTTGATCAATCTGATTCATCTAACGCTACACACCCTTTGAGACTTGCCACAGCTGCAGATGCTGCGGGAGGGACACAATATACAACTAACGTAACAACAAATGGAACTCCAGGATCATCTGGAGCTTACACACAAATTGAAGTAGCCTCTGGCGCACCAACCTTATATTATTATTGTAGTAGCCACGGAGGAATGGGTGGTCAAGCAAATACTCCTAATTCTGATTTTTGGGGAGCAGGTAATTGGAGTGCAAATCTTTGGGGAATTGAAGAAGCCTTTGTTTTAGGTTGGGGTGCACAAGCATGGAACGATGGTGAATGGGGAGAACTTAATGATATAACTCTTACACTTACTGGAGTTTCTTCTACTTCAGCAATAGGTTCACCTACAGTTACTACAGAAATAAATACTGGTTGGGGTCAAGATGGTTGGGGTGTTGAAAACTGGGGCGAATCCGGACAAACAGTTGTAATAGTTTCTGGTGTTGAAGCAACCACAGGAATTGGAGAAGATGTAAGTTGGGGCAAACAAACTTGGGGATCTGGAACAACTGGTTGGGGTGGTGAGTATTATTTAAATGTTCCAAATGCAATGGGATTAACTGGTTTAGGTGCAACATCATCTGTTGGAAGTCCTACGGCAATATCCGATGTCACATTAACACCAACAGGTCAAAGTGCAACATCATCAGTAGGTTCATTAACTATAGACTTTAGTATAAATGTAGCTTTAACAGGATTATCTACAACGTCCTCTGTGGGTACAATTACACCAGCAGATGTTATGGGACTAACAGGATTAGGTTTAACATCAGCCGTTGGCAGCGTAGTAATAAGTGCAAATCCTACTGTAGATTTAACTGGTCTTTCTATGACGTCTTCTGTAGGAACAATAGCTCCAGCAGATGTTATGGGATTAACAGGGATAGCAGCAACTTCTTCAGTTGGTTCAATATCTCCAGCTGATGTTATGGGATTGACAGGTGTTTCTGCAACTGTTAGTGTGGGAACTGTAGCACCTTTAGGATATGAACGAATAACTGCTACGCAGAGCGCAGGTTATACACGTGTTACTGCTGGTAATTAATATAATATGTTATTGACAATAACTATAAAACAAATTAAAAAAAGATACTAATTAGGAGTACAAAATTATGGCATCAACTTATACGGCTCTCGGTGTAGAACTAATGGCAACTGGTGAAAACGCCGGTACATGGGGAACAAAAACTAACACCAATTTAAATATAATCGAACAAATTTCAGGTGGATATACTGCACAATCAATAGCGGGTGGTGCACAAACTACCGACTTAGCAGTTTCTGATGGATCAACTGGTGCTGCTATGGCTCACAGAATGATTGAGTTTACAGGTACAATTACTGGAAACCAAATCGTAACAATTCCTTTAGATGCACAAACATTTTATTTTTTAAGAAATTCAACATCAGGTGCTTACACAGTACAATTTAAATATATAACTGGTTCAGGAGATTCTTTTACTTTTGCAGCGGCTGATAAAGGTGACGCAATGGTATTTGCTACTGCAAACGATGGTACTAATCCAGACATTTACACATTACCTGCTGGAGATGTTACTCTTACTGGAACACAAACACTAACAAACAAAACACTGACTTCTCCTAAAATTGGAACTTCAATTTTAGACACAAATGGTAATGAGTTATTTTTATTAACAGCAACAGGTTCTGCTATCAATGAATTAACTTATGCTAATGCGGCTGCTGGAAATGCACCATCATTCACAGCTTCTGGAGGAGACACTAATATTAGCATTAATTTAGTACCAAAAGGCACTGGAGAAGTTCAAGCAAATGGTAGTGGATTAGCAACAACAGGAAAAGCTATTGCAATGGCATTAGTTTTCGGTTAAAAGAATACAAGGAGTAATTAATTATGGCAGCACCCAATCTAGTTAATGTTAGCACGATTACAGCTAAGTCTGTTCAAGCAGCGTTGACTACAACTTTAACAACTGAGATTTTAGCTAACGCATCATCTTCAGGTAAAGTATTTAAAATTAACAATATAATTATAGCAAACATTGATGGCTCATCAGCTGTAGATGTTTCTGTTTTTATAACTAAATCTGGTGGTTCACCTATTGCGATCGCAAGTACAATTTCTACACCTGCAGATGCAACTTTAGTTGTTGTTGATAAAAATACAGCTCTTTATTTAGAAGAAGGCGACAACATTGAAGCCGGCGCAGGAGCAGCCTCAGACGCAACGATCACAATAAATTACGAAGAATTAAGTTAGGAGGTCTAATTAGCTATGGCGAATGGCGGAATTATAGGACCAACTAACGATCCAGTAATTAATGATTTAATTACTACAGCAACTTCATCTCAACCAGGTTTTGCAGTTCAACCAGGATCTTCATCCGTAAGTGTTTTAGTTGTAGCTGGCGGAGGAAATTCAAATCCAGGTGGACAAGCTGGAGGAGGCGGTGCTGGAGGTTACAGATATTTTCCAAGCGTTCCTGTTACAGGGGGCAATCCTTATCCATTAGTAGTTGGAGGAGCATCAACCAATAGTTCTGCTTTTGGTTATACTTCAACAGCAGGTGGAAATGGAAATGCGCCAAGAGGACAGAATGGACTCCCAGGAGGATCAGGTGGAGGAGCTGCCGATCATCACCCAAGTGGAGGAGGTTCAGGCGGATCTGGAAACGCTGGAGGGTTTACACCACCAGAAGGTAATCCAGGTTCAGGAGCTTCACCCGGTGCAAACAGCGGAGAAACACCAGGAGCAGGTGGAGGAGCATCTGGAGCAGGATCTATAGGACCAAACCCACAAGGTGGTACTTACACAGCCATTGGTGGTGAAGGAACAGATAATAGTATTACAGGGTCATCTGTAAGATATGCAACTGGTGGATTTTATCCAAAAGGACCAGGACCTAGTCCTTCCGCTCAAGCTCAAGGTTACCCTTCCGCTGCAGAACCAAGCACAGCAAATAGTGGTAACGGAGCTGAAGGAGAAGGACCAGTAGCAGGAGGTTCAGGAGTAGTAATTGTAGCAGAAGCTGGACAAGGTGCTTTTGTAGCGTCTGGAGTATGGAGTTTAACAGAACAATTAAAAGCAATAAAAGAAGGAAAGTGGAAGTAATGGCACATTTTGCAGAAATAAAATCAGATGATAACGAAATTTTAAGAGTCGTTGTAATGTCAAACGATGACATCGATTCTAATGGTGGAGAACTTTCTACACAAGCTGAAACTTGGGTTGCTAATAATATGGACCCGGACGAATTAATTAAAGAACAATATGGCGGAACATATCCAAATACTTATTGGAAACAAACTTCTTACAATAATAATTTTAGAGGCAGGTTTGCAAGAGTAGGTGGAACTTATGATTCTGTTAACGATGTATTTGTAGAAATAAAACCATTTCCATCTTGGGTATTACATGAAGATAAATGTCAGTGGATAGCTCCAATAGATCAACCAGATTATACAGGATACGTAAGTTGTGGCTGGTATGAGGAAGATCAAAGATGGAAAGCTACAGATTCAGAAGGTGTTTTACACATACATGATGGTAGCTCTTGGATTGAGGAGACAGAATAATGGCACACTTTGCAGAAGTAAGAACAGATAATAATGAAGTTATTAGAGTAATTGTTGTTGGAGATAACGACGTTGCTAATCATGGCGGTAATTTATCAGCAGAAGCAGAGTCATGGGTAGCTAGTTTTCATCCAAATGATATTAAATTAATGGAAGATGAAGGTTGGAGCGAATACCCAGATACTTATTGGAAACAAACTTCTAAAACAAATTCTTTCAGAAAACAATACGCTGGAAAAGGAATGACGTATGATTCAACAAAAGATAAATTTATAGGTAGTCAACCATTCTCATCTTGGGTATTAGATGAAAATGATGACTGGCAAGCTCCTGTGGCTGCACCAAAACAATTTTTAGGTAGCGATCCTACATTAGATAATGTATATATAGAATCATTATGGGACGAAGATAATCAGAGATGGATAGGTCTACAACAAGAAACATCTACTGATTATATTTGGAATCCATCGAGTTCAGAATGGGAGGTTGAATAATGTCATCAGCTTTTGATAATGGTGGAATTGTAGGAGCAGTTAACGATCCTGCAGTTGGAACTAACGCAGAAAATATTCAAACATTTACAAGTCCTGGAACATGGTCAGGTGGAACTGGCTGGACAGGCGGAAACGTCGGTATTCTTGTCGTCGGTGGTGGCGGCGGAGCTGGACAAAGAAAAGCCGGAGGCGGCGGAGCCGGAGGAATGAGAAGTTTTCCTTCTCAACCCGTACCTGCAAGTCCACAACCAGTTACAGTTGGCGGAGGTGGTGCTGGTGGAACAGTTCCATCGCCTGAAGGAGCATCTGGAGCAAATTCTTCTTTTGGATCAATTGTTATTGGAACTGGAGGAGGAGGTGGTGGTCCAACACCTGCACCTGCTGGAGGACCCGGAGGTAAAGATGGAGGATCTGCTGGCGGTGGACAGAACGGAGCACCCGGAGGATCTACTGTTGCATCTCCTGATGGAATTAGTCCAACAGCTCAAGGTAATGCTGGTGGAACTGGAAATCCTTCAAACAAAGGCGGCGGCGGTGGCGGCGGCGCTGGAGGAGCAGGTGGAAATATGCCTAGCAGTTCAGCTGGAGGCGGAGGAAACGGATCTACTTCAGATTTAGCAAGCCCAAGTGCTTCACCTTCAAATACAACTTATGCTGGCGGTGGCGGCGGAGGAGCTGCAACTGGACCAATTAATCCTGGAGGATCTGGAGGACCTGGAGGATCTGGAGGCGGAGGAGCTGGAACAGCTGGCGACGGCGCTGGTGGAAACGGAACTGATGGCCTAGGTGGTGGAGGCGGATCTGGAGGATTTGCTTATCCTGGACCTAGTGGTGGAACTGCTGGAACTGGTGGAGACGGAGTTGTTGTTGTAAGAACACCTGCTTTTAGTTTTTCAGTAGCTTCTGGTGTATGGAGTATGAAAGCCCAATTTGATGCTAAAACAGCTGGTCAGTGGCCTACATCATAAACCATAAGTTTAATAATAAAAATCAATTAGAAAAACAATTAAACACTATTTTATTTAAAAATCACGCTTTGATTGATTTAGATAAAGGTGGTTCTACATTTAATTATAATATACCTATACATATAACTTACTCAATATTTCAACCCATTGTAGATAAGTTTATAAGTATGGCTGGTGATGATTATTATGTAATAGATTTTTGGGCTAACAAATATAAAAACAAAGGTTTTGTAAAACCACATAATCATTATCCTAACGGACCCGATATATCTTTTAATGAAAAAGCAGAAGAAATGAAACTTAAAACGGGAGTGTATTATTTTAAAAAAGAATCTGGTAATTTAGTTATAGAAGAAAAACCCATAGAAGTAAAAGAAGATGATTTTATTGTCTTTGATAGTAAATTAAATCATTGGTCTGAGCCTAACGATGCTGAAGAAAGGATTGTATTTTCTATCAACATGGGATATAAAGTTGTAATAGATTGGAATGAAAGTGGAAGAAAGTATACATTTTTATGATGGGTTAATCACTGAAAAAAAACTTAATGATATAAACAAAATATTGTTAAACAAAAATTTTCCTTGGTATTATAATCATCAAACTTCTGAAAATGATTATAATTTTAAAAATACTTTTGAGCATTTTCAATTTGCTCACTGGTTTGTTTTTAATAGTGAAATTAGTTCAACTTATATAAACGATTTTAAAAATGTGTTGGATAACGTTCCTATTAATTATGATTTAATTGTAAGAGCTAAAGCAAATTTTTTACCTCAAGTACAAAACAATAGTTTTAATAATCCTCACAAAGATATTGTTAGAAAAGATAGGCAACACAAAATAGGTATTATTTATTTAAATGACGCTGATGGTGACACAGTTATATTTAATCAGGAAAAAGAAATTATAAAAAGAGTAACACCCAAAGCAGGTAGGGTTTTGATTATGAGTGGAGATTTAATACACACTAGTTCTCATCCAAATAAAACAAAATACAGAATGATTTTAAATATTAATTTTTTAGTATGATGCAAAAACAAAAAGATATTTATGATAAAGATATTCTTATTAATAATAAAAATGAACAAGTAATGATGGCTTGGGAAAAACCATACATGGAAAAATGTATAGACGTATTACAACCACACGGAGACGTTTTAGAAATAGGATATGGTTTAGGTTATTCTGCTAATCAAATAAGAAAACATTCTATAAAAAATCATACTATTATTGAATGTGATGACACCATATATCAAGATTTAATTAGATGGGCTGACGACAAAACAATATCTGTTAAAGGTTATTGGCAAAAAGAATTATCTAAATTAGGAAAATTTGATTGTATATTTTTTGATGACTTTGCATTACCAAACACAGACCCCAAAAAGGATTATAGAGTATTTGACTTTTATTATGAAATTGCTAAAAATCATATAAAAGAAAATACCAGGTTTGTTTTTTATTGTGATACC